CCCGATTACCACTTGCATCAATTAATAACACATCATATTTTAATATCTGTGGAGTAAATGTTGCTGTCTGTGCATCTGTCAAAGTTATACTTACCGATCCAGCAGTTCTATCTGTATAAGCAACAGAAAAGTCAGCAAACTTTGTGGTGCGTGTTTCTTCCCAAACCTGTGCAGCAACAGTAAATCCTGTTAGATTTATGGCATTATTATTGCCATCTTTAAATACCAGAGGAATGGTATGATCTGACCTCCTTTGGAGAGTAAAGTTATAAGTACCTGGTTCGATTGCCATAATTAAACTTTTATTACATACATCATAGCTATGTTGCGTGGTCTGGTTTCAGAACTGTTTGACGTTCCACCTCGGTTGCTCTGGCTAATACTTGTAGAAGTTGAAACAGATATTCCTGTATTATTACTGTTTATACGATTTGCTGTTCCGCTATCTCTTAAACCAAAAGCACCTCCACTAGAAACTAAGTTACCTTGTCCATAATTTGCTGTGTGTGTATGCCCTGGGTCAGAAACGCTTGAACTTGAAGAAGCACTAACAGCGTGATTGTGTTGAGGGTGCTGATGACTTTGAGAACTTGCGACACTTCTTCCTGAATCAACTCCTCTACCATTATCAAAACCTCTTATAAATTCACCTCTTAAATCAGGAACTTTAAAAGTAGAACTATTGCTTGCACCATATTGTGTTCCAATAACAGCAAACAAAGCAGCAAATGTTGTTCTACTTACTGATTGACCATTACATTCTAAATAACCAGAAGGTACAGAAGCTACAGCAATACAAAATACTGCTCCACTTGGTACTCCAGCTACAACTTGAAAAGATAAATTACCAGAACTATCAGTCTGCATAAATCCACCACTGACAATACTTGAAGGCAAAGTAAGATCTACATTTCCTGATAAAGAACTAGGTGATTTTAGAGAAACGAATGGAGAACCACTTGAATCTTGAAATCTAATCGGCAAAGCATTGGTCATATCAAGACCAGCATTACTGATAGAGACTCTTGCTGTACCAGCAGTTGCAAATCCTATTGTGTTAGCACCAGATCTAAACATTCCTGTATCTACATCTCCATCAAACGCATAAGCAGGACTACTAGCACCTGACCCATCATCACCTAAAAGCTGACCTGTCATTGTGCCACCTGCTCTAGGTAATAATCCTAAGTTAGGAGAATCAACAGACCCTACAGTAACAAAAGCGTTATCGGCTGCATTTCTTATTTTTAAATTATTGCTATCTGCTGTATCTACATACGGCATAAAAGCTGATGTATTACTAGGATCAGAACCACCACTATTAAGAGTTTTTATTGCTTCAAGTATTGCATTTATGTCGCTACGGACAGAAGCTCCTGAGGCATTTGCTACATTGTAATCACTTACCTGAGCCATAAATTAAAAACTAAACACCTTTACCATATCCTACAGCCGAAAAAGTAAAAGATCTATCAACAAAAGTTTCATTACCTGATGTATCTCTATTTTTTACTTTTAAGTTAAATCCAGTGCCACTAACATTTGTTATTGTAAAGAAATCTCCACCTTCTGCATTTTGTATTGTAATTCCAACAGTAGGAAGAAAAGCATTTACTCCTCCTAAAGATGATGTGCCCACAAAAAATGGTGTTCCAAATGTTACTGTCTTACCAGAAGATGACGTACCAGATTGTTGGGGTGCGGTAGATGTACTGCCTCCTGTCTGATAATTTTGTTCAGTTCTTGATTGAAACTCTGCGGTATAACCTGCCTGTTGTACGTTCATGTTTTGGGAAACATTTGTTGTTTCAAGAACTAATTTAAACTTAAATCTACGACCTTTGAATGTTCCATTAGCAAAATTATTAAAGGCACCAAAACTACCTGATGCTGTCTGCGATGTGGCTACTTGAATCTGACAGTTTGCTTCATCTGCTGATGCACCATCAAAATTACCATTAATTGCATAATCGTCCCAAAAAGACCCACTAGGAATAAGGGTTTCTATATCTGTTCCTATAACAAAACCAACAGAACGTATAACTCTTTTTAAATCAAGAGAAAATACAGCACCTAAATCCAATACATCTTTAAAAGCATATTCTCCTGTTTTGTTTGTAGCTGGATTTGTAAGTTGCAAAGCACTTGTTGAATTATTAAATGTTGTATTAGTATCTGCACCTTGAAATGGTGGGCTATCTAAATCTTCTCTATCTTGCAGGATAACCTGAGTATCAATCAAATCAGGTAAATCTTGAATTATAGAAGTCTCTCCAACACTAAAGTTTCCTTGGTCATCTTGAAACTTAAGAATATACTCTCCTTCTAAAGATGGCACAACAACATCTGTAGTATTACCAGCTAACGCAGTAACAAGATCAACTGAGTTTTGAAACGTACCGCTACCATCTGTCAAATTACTATGTCTGACATAAACTCGTCCTCCGTGAAGAACATCAGGATCTACAGCTTTTGTCCATCTAAGTCTTACTAGTTTATTAGTAATTGGCTCCATAGATAAGTTTTGAACATTACCAGGTGGATCTGTTTTACCTACAGCATTAAAAGTTATATCACTCGATGTAGCTGATAATTTCAATGCTGCATTATATGAGAAAACCCTAAACTCATACGTTCCAGCTTCAGTATTTAATAACTCAAAGTCTGGTCTAAACACAATTTCACTCACCCAGTTTGTATTGTTAAATCTATATTGAACGAGATACTGACTGACACCTGTAACGGAAACCCAAGATAAAATTAATTTAGTAACAGCAAGAGCATTTATAACAACAATTCTTTCTGATGCCTGTAAGTTTGCAGGTGGTTCTTTTGGCTCATTTAATAAAGAGATGTTTCTTGCAGGTAAACTTATACCTTGTTCAATATTGTTATATTTGCCATCAAGATAAGTAAGTGCTGTTATCGCAAAGTTAATACCATCTTGTTCCTCTACAGTTATGACCCTAAAAGTTTGAGCCTCTAAAGTAGAACTTTGAACAAGCCAAATACTATTTACATTAGGTGTTGCAGATAAAGCAGAATCTAAACTGATTACTCCACTTGTAACGCTGAGTATATTTTTTGTTTCTACCGATCCATCAGGTAATATAACGCTGCATTTTTTATTAGTACCTGTAAAAGTATCAAGATCCTTTGTATTATCAACTGTTATAGCAGTGGTTGTAGCAGATTTTATGCGACCGCTTCTACGTTCTCCACCTCTAACTGGATCGTTGACAGAGATAACAGATCCAGGTCTTACTATCGCTCCAGCATCTATTGATGTAGTGAAACTCACCACCTCAGTCTCCTGTTGTTCACTGAATAATATTGCTTTACCTAACCTTTGAGCTTGACCACGGGAAGTACAGGCAAATGCTTTTACATCTTTTTTAATTATTCCTAATTTGTTTTGAGCAGTAGTATCTTCTACAACTTCATAATCTATCTCTCTGCTATCCATATTGAAATAGCTGACATTTATTACCGTATGTCTTTGTTTCAAGCTGCTGCCTGAGTAGCTAAACCCACCTTCACCTACATTCGCCAAGCTGAACAGATAACTTGGATCGGTAGGTCTATCCTGTGAAATAGTGACAGAACCTTCAGACCAGATGGGGAAACATCTCATTACTCCTGCTAATTCATTTATCAAAGTAAATGCTTCTGTTGATCCCTGTATATTTACATTACAACTGAATCTAGCTTCCTGCCCTCCAAAGCCATCATCTACTAACTCGTTAGCATACTTACTGGCAGCGATAAAACTAAATAAATCTAAGTTGCTGTCTGTGATATGCGTTCCAAATCCATACCTTTCAGTAGTAAGAAGATCAAGCAATATTAAGGCAGGACAAGAACACCATTGAGCAGCACCCATTGTTCCATTAAAAATGTAGCCACTTGGATAAACGACTCTTCCTGTTTGTAAATCCACAGTGGGAGTGCCAGAACTGGAGGCACCTGCACCTGGGATTCTTACCTTTACACCACGAATACGAAAAGCTCTTTTTGGTATAGAACTAAACTGTTCAGAATCTATTCTTAAATTTGTGTAGGCACTGTTTAAATATCTTTGTTTATCATCAACAATCTCACTAATACTTGTCCATGTAAAAGCATCAACAAGATTTGATGATGTGCTATCTGCGGTTACTCTTACAACTCTAATATCAACAGGAAAAGAACCTGTAAAGGAAACACGATATTCTTTTTGGTACGCATCAGCAGTTCTACCTGTAATCGTGTCATTAATTACGTCTGTAAAACCACCACCATTGTATTGAACTTGTATCTTTAGGTTGACAGAAGAACCTAATAAATCACCCTCATCTGTAGCTTTCTGTAATTGCGGAAATGTAATCGTAACTTTTGCAGCATCAACAGCAGTATTTGTTATCTGACGAGTGACAGGAGAAGAATTTGTAACTGTAACTCCAACAGCAGTTGTTGATTGACTGCTTTCAATGCCTGGTATATGTTCTTGACTTGACGTTCCAAAACGAGGTGTAAATCCTACATTCTGAAAGTTAAAATCTGCTGTTTGTGGATTTGTATTGTTGGCACTTGCATTGAGAATAGGAGTATCGTTCAGAAATATGTCTTTTAATGCAGCATTGTTATAAGCTGTAGTTCCTTTTGTTAACCCTGCTTTTGATGGAGTAGCAAAACCCTCTATCTCTCCTTCAGACAATAAATCCTGTATTGATGCAAACTGTCTGCTGTTTAATGTATCTGGTGCTCTAGTAGGAGAAGGTGGAGTTGGGGGAGGACCACCTGCTCCTCTAATAATTTTATCCGTCATGCTGATACCTGATTTGTGTCGATTCCTGCTGAGATCACCACTGAGCCAGTCACGATTTCTCCATAACAAATTGGATGGCTAGTTCCTGCACGGCTAGTATTTTGCACCCCAGAGAAACTGAATGATATTCTAGGATCCTGTTCGTTACTAAAGTCAGGAATATCGGGAAGGGGAAATAACATATCTTGGACTCCACTTAGCAGCAATGCTCCCCCTATACCAACCGCAGCTTTTGTGGCAAATCCTGCTCCTGCAAGTGAAGCTCCAAAACCTTTTCCAAAGATTAATGTAGATCCTGGAGCAAGAAAAGCTCCAGCAACTAAAGCAGCACCAAGCAAAAATTTTCCTGCTCCTCCACCAGCACCAGTAATGACAGGAACAATACTAATATCAGATTGTCCTATGGGATTATGAATATCTTCTTCTCCTATTTCATAATCATCA